CCAAGGAGAGATAAGGAGTAAGCACAACTACAAGCTGCACCTCCTAGGTAGGTTCTTCCTACCGGTCCGCGTGTTTCGTTACACGCAGATCCATCGGCGTTTAAGTGCGAGGTTGCCGAACCTCACTGACGTTCGTAAGTGGTCTTCACGAATGGTAGGGATACCTATCGTGGAGAAACACTTAAGGAGTGCAGAATCGCCCTCAAGAGGGTCCTTCTGCATAACTGGAGTAATGACCCAGCGCTTCGATTTAAAGCATTGGTAATCACTATTCCAGCCATTGGCTGACTCTCCGTTGCTGAAGGAGATCCAACCAAATCCTGCCGAACCTCTGTAAGCAACGAACTTTCCTTCGATCACCCGTTCAAGGTGACGGAAAGCTCGTATGCTGATCGTCGGAAGTTCTCCGAGAATGTTTTCTACGCACTCTCGAAGAGCTCTGGCGACACCCCACAAGCCTTTCAGATAAAACTGATTGGCGAGTGAGACACAAGAGGCTAGACCATGAACGTCAGTCCGATCTGTCGGAAGCATACGTCGAACGTAGACAGGAGTAACGTCAACGCCGGCGTACGCGTCCATACCACAAGATTCTCGGAAGTTTCCTTCCCAGAATGACTTATGGCTATTGACTTTGAACCCGAAAGAGTTCAGAGTCTGACAGATCAGGGGTGCCTCGTCAACGGGAACGATCAAATCGTCTCCGTAGACGTAAACCCCGTTGCTGTACTTTCGTACAGTAGCGGGAGTGACGGGTACTCTGGCACTCAGAATTCTAGCAGAGACGATTGCGGTAAAAAACGCTACCGACTCTACTGGAAAACAAAGCGCGGAGCCCATAGACGCGAATTTACGGAGAGGCATAACAAGGCCACTCGGTAGAGACGCTCTCGTCGAACGACACGCAAAAATCTGTCTCCGCAAAGCGGGAACGGACTCAAGCATGCGCCAGACGAGATAAGAAGAGACTCGATCACTGGCTTCTGACATATCGAGGGTCGCAAGATCCTTCGAGATGGAAGATGACAGTGCTAACTTGGCATTTATGTCTTGACGAGTGAAGTTCACTCGACCGGACATATAAGCGCTCGAGTGCTCAATTCGAGGCTTTAGCCAAGAAGCGATCGCTTGCTGTATGTATTGCATGCATACAGGTTCGATTGCTA